TACTGATGCCGCGGATCTGCGTTGTAGACATTCAAAACCTCACCAACGTCATCGCCCAGAGTTACCGTGCGGATGCCCTCGGCATCAGTAGTAACCGGATCGCCTGGCGTTGTGGTCACGCGAATGAGATCTGGCCAGACGTCGCTCTTCCAGACGCCGTCCAAACGGCCATTTGCAAAGTCACGAAATTGTGCGAACATCTGCGCGGTGATGCTCGAGCGGTCAAGACCCGCAAGCTGAAGATAGCGATAGAAAACAGTGCTGAGATCTATTGTGCGCATGAAATGCTTCTTCCAAATTGATCGAGGATGCCAATCTTGCTGCCGTCGCTAGTAGATTTACCGTAGCCAACCTGCAGCTTGGTAGCACCGCCCTTTGTTTCCAGACCAGGGTTATCCCTTAAAAATTCTTTAATGAATGCATCGTTCTTCCAGCAATCGTAGCCAAGTTTTTGGCCCCAAAAGTGAAAAGAGGAGGCAGGAATCCGAGCGCGTAGACGGCCTAAACCATCTACGCCTCGGTGATAATTCTGGTTAATGGCCGAGGCTTTTTTGGCCTCGATCATTCCCAAAACCTTTTCCTTGTGCCAGCCCCGACGAAACTCGTCCAGCAGTGGCTTATAGAGATCGTCGGGGACAGCAACCATGATTAGCTCGAGAAGTCGAACTTACCGAACGCGAGCGGGTTCTTGACGACAAGACCGGCGACGGCCTCGATCAAACGGGCTGGGCCACCGCCGTAGTCAGGGAGATCCTTGACTTCAGGGAGGCTGGAGTAACGGATTTCGCAGAGATCCATTGGGATGACGTAGCCTTTGTAAGCCGCGGGCATGAACGCATCAGGATGGAGACGGATGCGACCGAAATCGCCCTCGAACACATCAACGCTCGAGAGGAAGGTCTCAGAATCGGCCTCACGATTGAACGTGCGGATCGAAGAAGCGGTGTTGGTGTTGGCGTTCTGGCTGGTCGTGAACAGAAGGTTCGTGAAAGCGCGTTTGACCGAGCTACCAACGATACCGTCATAGTCACGGAAGGTGCCGGTCTGACCCCAGATGGAGGTCAGGAGACCTTGCACCATCGACTCATCAAGCGTCGTGGAGGCAGCGGAGCCACCAACGATGCTGGCGGAAGGCGTGCGGAAAGCAGAGGGAACAGCAGGGGTGCTGCCGCCGCTGGTGCTGATCCAAGTGCCCATCGCTTTGGTGAGGTAAGGATTGGTGCCGTTATCAGCCTGGCCATCGTTGGCCGAGAGGAAGGTGGCTTCCATATCGCGCTTCATCAGCGTGATGCCTTTGGCGACCATGCCAGCGAGTTCGTCTTTCAGACCGGCGACGATAGAGACATCGACGGAGAGAGGAGACACGCGCACTGGACGACGGAACACTTGGACGTAGTTGGCCAAGAGCGCGCGGCCCGAGTTAAGATTTTGATAATCACCGGAGGTGACATCAGTGCCGTCAACGGTGCCGGTGGTGGCAGTTGCGGGGAAGTTGTCAGCCTGCCATTGGAGGTAGGTGTTGCCAGGCTTGGAGCCTTTTGGAGCCATCGCGACGAAGGGAGTGTCCTTCGCATCGACCAGCGAGATATAGTCAGCGAGATCTTCGCGTTTACCGACTTGTGAGCGTTCGTAGAGTTGAGCCATGTTAGTGAGTCCTGGTTTTTATAGAAACTGCTGGAGGAGCACGTCTTTAAGGTTGCTGGCGTTGGCAGATTTTCTGAATTTTGCTTCAGCGTTTTTAGAGTCACGTTCTTTTGCCGTAACGGTCGCTGGAGCAGAGTTTGATCGAGTGGGTTGAACTGGCGCTTTCTTAACCACTGGCTTTGTAGCAGCAGTTTTTTGTTTAGCGTAATTGCTTTCGCGTTCAGCCGCCCCGCGGATGTAGTCACCGATCACCATCTTGTAGTCTGGGAACTTACGGATCTCGGGGAATGCTTTGAGCATGTTCTGCGCAATTGCATATTCCCGAGTCGTGCGATCCTTCCACCACTGGTATTCGGATTCTGCCATTGGATCAATCTGCGAGCGAGTATTTACATACTGAAGCTGCTTGGGCAGATGTTCCTCTAGTGCGTCGAGTGCGTTGAGCTTAATGCGTCGAACATCTTCTGCTGAATACTCGGTTTCTTTGCCCACCTTATCTTTAACGGTGGCACCGTCAGCATTTTCTTCGCACCAGCGACGAACCCTACGCGCTTCCGCGAATGCGGCATCGACCTCAACCTGCGACTGAAGGTGCAGGTAAGGATTGTCCGGTGTAGCTTTGACTGGCGCGTCCTCTGTGGCCGGCCGAGTGTTCAGCTTCAACGTAAGATCCGCAATTTGAGCTTCCAATTGCGCCGCCTTCGCTTCGGCTTCCTTGCGGAGAGCGGTCAGCTTGTCGATTCGCTTTTGGGCGCCCTTGGGCAGTCCCTCTTCAACCGGAGCCTCAGTCTGTTCAACGTCTGCTTCCTTAGAAGTGTCTTCCACAGTTTCCTGTAGAGTGGTTGTGTCGTCGGTCACCTCGGCATCTGCCGGGGTTTCCTCTGACGTGGTTTCCGCTTTGTTGTCAGGTGCTGGTGCCTGTGCCGGCTCGTCCGACAATGATCGACGAAGCAAGGCACTGAGCCTCTCCTCGCTGATTTTACCGAGCTTATCTGCCACGGAGGTATTGAGAGGTTTTTCCGCGCTCGTTCCGTTGTCCGAGGGTGCGCTCTCTACTGTCGTTGTGCTATCAGGCATGGTGTTTTGTGACCGTCCAAGAGGTCGTGCAGCGTTGCTCAGTGGCGCAACGCAGAAAGCCCTTGGCGCGGATCAGACACCAAGGGCTTATCTCAGTCTATAAATCAGTCAGGAAAGGTAAGGTCTACCCACCTTTCACGCTGATCATCCAGCTCCGTAACGCTTCCTGGCCTCGTCGCGCAGTTGGTGCAGCGAGATTAAGAAGTCGTTAAGAGCCTCGGCCCGGCCGGCGGCGTGGATGCGATACTCGCCGGTGGTTTCGCGGTTAATGGCGGTCTCTACCTCGTCCTGGATGCAGTCGCTGGCATGTACCAGGATTGCGTTCCAGAGCTTGTTCTCACCATCAAACGCGAAGGATTCTAATTGGTCTGGTTTCATTATTGTTGAGGAGCGGGCGGCGTGTTGCCTGGCGTGACACCAATCTTGCCTACCTGTTTATTTTGCTGCTGTTGCATTGAGAACTGGAGGTTCTTCATGTATTTTTGCAGCAGTTGTTGGAATTGCTGGTCAGTCTTTGCGGCCTGTTGAGCCTTCGGATTGCTCTGCAGCACTTGCTGCGTGTACTGCAGCTTGGAAGCCGCAGCGGGATCGTTCTCAACGTACAGCGCCTCGTTACCGAGCATCATCATGCCGATATCGTTCTGCACGTCCTTAAACATCTTCTGCGAGGCGCCCTTCTGATCGACGATCATGGTGCGAGCCGCATCAGGCGAGATGGCCATCATGATTTCTTGGATCAGTTGGTTGCGGTCAATGACGCCGCCGGCATCAAGTGGCACAACAAATTGAGAGATGGCCTGCAATTTTTTCATGACATACTCGTTGTCCATGTCGCGCACGTCGTACTTCAGAATGAAGTCAAACTGGCCGGCGATCTCGCTGATGTTTTGTGGCAGCGGCATGTTGATAACGCGCTGGATCTCCTCGGCCGGCATGTACTGCAAGCAAAGCTGGAAGGTCTGACTGAAGATCTTGCTCCAGACGCCAAACCAATTGTTGATGTCCTTCTGCACGATGATCTGCTGCTTTGCGGGCGGCACGCTTGGGTGGAGTAGGCCAAAGTAGTTGGCGTGACGTGACTCGACTTGGCCAATCACTGCCATCGCTTCGCTGATCGGCGAACGTGGCGGATCCATGAACTGATAGTCGTCAGACTGCGTGACCGGCAACTGCACGCCAGGGCCAATCTTGTTGATCATGCCGATACGTTTCTTGACGCGGATCGGAGGCAGCGTGGTGAATGCGGTACGGTCACGCATCGAGTCATGCTGCGCCTTGATCTCGTCCTGGTCAGTCATCGACAGCTCTGGAATGCCGCGGGAGTCGCAGATCGCTCGGCGCAAACGCTCACGACGGTATTCGATAAACGGATACTCGCCGTGCGCGTAGTCGAGCAACTCATGCTTGCCGTACATGTCTTGGCCCAGCTCGGGACAGAAAACGGTATAGTAGATGGCCGGCGAGCCGTTGTCGCTCAGTTGGCGGGTGTACGCATGCACGACCTCGATCAAGTGATCGTTGCGCACCGTGCCGGTGACGTTGAGCGCCGTTGTAACCAAATTTGGATTATTGTACCAGCTCTGACGACCTTGGGTGACCGCGGCCTTTTGGCAGAACTCGCCATCCCAGCCGGCATTCTTCTCCATCGCCTTTAGCTCGACCTCAGTGAAGTACTCGCGTCGGAAGATCACGCGGGCGCGCTGCAGATCAATGGTCTCGGGTGGGAACGCGACCTCGTCGAACGGCTTGAGCGCGGTGATCGATGGCAGATTCTTTTGGATGTATTCTTCCTCGTACTCGCCGGTGCCGGTCTCGCGCAGTTCCTTCACGAACTTCTTAGCATCGCGGATCGTGAGATCAGGCAAAAAGGTCGTGACGATATCCGCGGCCTGCTGCTCGGCTTCGGGATTCGCGATTAGCGAAGGAAGCTGCGCGATGATGCTGTTGGGATTCTGCGCCGCAGCTTGAGCCGAGATCTGCATGACCTGCTGCATCGTGATCTTCTGGATGCGGGTGCCGGTCTTCTGATCCCAGGCAACATGGGCCACGCTCCAGCCGTACTGCTGCGTGTACTGAGCAAGCAATTCGGACTCGCGCTCGAGTTCGACCTTGAGCTTGTTCTGACGGATCCAGGTCATTAGCTCGCTGGCGGCGGCGGCGGTGCCACCATCGCTGATATCAACGCCCGAGATGTTCAACTGGCCGCG